AGCTACTGCTACAATGTTTGTGATTTTAGAGGGCACCTATACTCTAACTCCTACATTAGTAAACGGTAGTAGTGTTGGATTAACTGACGGCGGTAATCACAGAGAATTCGTCTGTGCTCCGGGAAGAGTGATTATACAGCATACCGCCAGTGGTGGAGACAGAGACAGTGCAATTTTTCACTTTGCCAACACTAATAGTAAAATATATGGTGCCATTATTAAAAGAAATAATGATGGTAGAACAATTAATTACACTGTTGCTTACTTTAAAATGGGCAGCGCAAAAGGTAATTTTTATAACTGTGTATTCTCTGAAACAAATGCTAATAATGCGTGGAGTTATCAATATGACAATGATGGTCTGAATAACCTAGCCATAAGAAACTGTACCATCTACAATGGTGCAGCGCCGGCAAGTAATTATACCAATGCCGGTACCTGTCTAACTATTGATTCTGTATTCAATACTACTGTTACTACTGGCGGCACAGAAACCAATGTATTAAAGTCACGGACTGTTAATGCCACAACCTACGTAACCACAGGCGTTACAACAGCCGGTGTATACTCAGGAACTTATGCCTGGAATGGTACAACTTCGTTTCCTGATCCGGGATTTGTTGCACCTGCTACAGTCGTGTCGGGTAGTACGATTAATCTTGTTTATTATCATACATCTAGCTCTGCTACAGTAGCCTATACTATCTCTGGAGTTACTAGTGCAGATATAAATGGTAATTCACTAACTGGCAATATGACCGTGACCAATTCATCTGCCACACTGTCAATCCCTACCACATCTAAAGTGGCTACCACAAACACACTGACAGTGACAGCTGGCGCTTTTACTGCTTCTGTGACCATCACGCCTGGACTAACTGCAAGATATCTTGTAGTAGCTGGTGGTGGTGGCGGTGGTTCAGACATGGGTGGTGGGGGTGGCGCAGGGGGATATATTGCTGGCTTCTGTGGATTAACAGGATCTAACAACATTGTTATCGGTGCAGGTGGTGCAGGTGGACCGGCCGGAACTGTAGGACCTGCCGGATCAAACGGAGAAAATACCACAGCATTTGGATTAACTGCTATAGGTGGCGGTGGCGGTGCCAGTGACCACGATTCACCTAATTACAATGCAGGTAATGGTGGTTCAGGCGGCGGCGGTTCTGGTGGTCGTCAAAGCGGTGGCAGTTACGGTGGTTTACCAGGAACTGGCACAGCAGGGCAAGGTAATAATGGTGCCGCAAGTGGAGTAACGTGGTATCCTGGTGGTGGCGGTGGCGCAGGTGCTGCCGCAACTCAGACTGGTAGTCAACAAGCTAATGGCGGCATTGGTTTAGCAAATGACATTTTAGGAACTAGTTATTATTGGGCAGGCGGCGGTGCAGGTGCTGGCTATACTGTATACGGCGGTAATGGTGGTTTAGGTGGTGGTGGTGGTGGCGCACCAAGACAAGGCGCTGGCACTACTAATGGTACAGGCGGCGGCTCTGCACTAAATTCAGGTTCAGTGGCTGAAATTGGAACCACTGTTGCCCAGACTAATAAACGCGGCGGCGCAGGCGGAGCCAACACTGGCGGTGGTGGCGGTGGTGGCTCACACTATTCTGTTACCAATGAAGGCGGCGCCGGTGGTAGTGGTATTGTAGTAATCAGATACGCAGGTAGCCAACGAGCAACAGGCGGCACTGTTACTACAGTAAGTGGCGACACAGTACATACATTTTTAACCAGCAGTACATTAACAGTTTTCACCGCCGGTCTTAATAGCAGTCACACATCTGCATTTTGGGGTGAGACGGTAACATTGGTCTATGCTGACGATCTCGCTGATGGCAGCACAGTAGCATACGCTATAACAGGTGTAACCAGTGAGCAAATAGACGGTGCCAGTCTCGCTGGTAATTTTACTATCAGTAGTTTAACAGCTACACTTTCTATCAATTTAGCTACACGAACTACAAATACCTCAGCTACTATGGTAATTACTGCAGGAGCATATTCTAAGACAATACAGGTATCTAATATAGTAAGTTTTACCAGTAGTAGGTCTGGAACTTATTGGGGCGGAGCTTTGACATTCACTGCACAAACTAGAGGATTGACTGCTGGTGGACTAGTACCTTACACAATTTCAGGTGTAACTAGTGCTCAGATATCTAATCTCACTGGTAATGCAACAAATGTACCAGCAGTCTATGGTTATAGTGCTTTATTTAACGGTACATCAAGTTTCTTACAACTTGCTCACTCTACTGATTTTAATTTAAATGGTCTAGCATGGACAGCAGAGTGTTGGATTAGGCCAACCGGTGATTATTCTGCCTACCGCACTATCTTTTGTAAACGTGTAACCAGTTCTGGAACTACAGCATACGAGGGCTATTTAAGAACCAGTACTGGTGTTATCAGTTTCTACAACGGAGATAGCTACGAGTCGAGTTATACTTTGGCTGCTAACGTATGGAGTCATTGTGCATGGGTCTATACTGGTTCTACACTAAACATATATGTAAACGGTTCATTAGTATATTCTGTGGTTGTTGCACAAGGTGCAAACAATACACAACCATTCTTAATTGGTGGCACCAGAGGATATAATGAATATTTCCCCGGTTATATATCTAATTTTAGATTGGTAAAAGGTGTAACAGTATATACAGGTACTTTTACTGTACCTACTAATGCACTTACAACTACGCAAAGTAGTGGGACAAACATATCAGCTATTACTGAATCACAGACTGTATTACTGACATGTCAATCTGCTACTTTGATTGATAACAGTGTATATGCAAGAACGATAACCAACACTGAGGTAACAGTTAGTGATGTTGCACCCCTAGGTAACAATGCATTGGCTGCTCTAGGAGGGGGTACGGCCTCATTTACAGTAACAACCAACCCCTCAGAACCCATATTGAATTCGGCCACTATGGTAACAGCAATAGTCGGCGGATCAATTACCAATCAAATCAGAACTGGAAGTCCTGCCGTTTTTCAAGGATACAAACCTTCGGTAGTGAGTTTGGATTACATAGACACTGAAATCACTGACATCCACTCTGAGGCCCTGGAAGCCAGAGTCAGTTCATTGGTAGATATTGGATCACGGGTAAATCCTGTGCAATTTAGCACAACTGTTACTAACATAGTGCATATAGACACTGAAATCACTGACATACACTCCGAGGCCTTGGAAGCCAAAGTCAGCTCTGTTAGTGATTTAAATGCAAAATTACATGTGATAAAGTCAGACACTTCTATAGCCGGATTCGTTGCTGCGCCTACATTTGCCTACAGCTCAGGTGAAGATGTCAAAGTCAGCGCATCAGCCACACAGACTTGGTATATTTAAACTCAGTTTTCATCTAAAAAACTACTAACTCAGTTAAGTAAGTGCATGAAAATTGCAATTATAGACATCATAGGCATACCATATGATGGAACCACTGTGTTCAAACAAGGTCTAGGTGGTTCGGAAAGTGCTGTGACGCTGATATCATTGGAATTATCCCGATTGAATTTCCAAGTCACTGTGTTCAACAACTGTGATCTAGATCATGCTCAACCGGGAGTCTATGACTCAGTGACCTATCGTCCTCTGAGTGATCTCGCAGATGATCATGATTTTGATATCGTGATCAGCAGCAGAACCATTATACCTTTTCTAGAGGGCGATCAATTCAACAAAGTTGGTGATACCAGAGCACAGCCATTTGCCAGTATGAACCTCTATGCGAGGATACTCAGCAAAGCCACGCAGCGTGTGCTTTGGATGCACGACACCTTTTGTCTAGGTGATAATCTCATAGAAGAGCTGGCTGTCACTGATCATATCACAGACATATTCACACTCAGCGACTGGCACTTGACCTATGTCACCAACTGTCATCACGGTCGCAGACGTAATTTTGAAGTTTTGAAACGCAAGATGTTTATAACCCGCAATGGTGTGAGACTCTATCATGCCGAAGTGGATATTGCTAGCAAAGACCCCAATCGATTTGTTTATAATGCATCAGTGACCAAAGGCATGATACCCTTGGTGCAACAGATTTGGCCCAGGATCAAACAGCAGATTCCTCAGGCCAAACTCACGGTCATAGGCGGTTATTACAGATTTACCGTGAATGGT